AGACGGCAGTGAGTATGTTGGGGGTGCATCAAATATTTGTACGTCAATCGATTTTTCAACTGGCGAAAAAACACACACAACTGATTTCAGCAAAAAATTGATTTCAGGGCATGGCAAAAGCTATAGCAAAGCACTGAAAGCAGCCCGAGATAACAGGGCTAAACTTTTGGCAGAGCAGGCCGGTATAGCATGAAAAAAATAGTCTTTCAATTTGTTGGCGAAGAAGTCCAGAATAGTTTGTTTTTTGATGATGACGAAGATGCAAAAATCACATTTCAAAATTTCATTGAAGATGGTTATGCAACCTGGCTCTCTGAAGATGCCAAAAACGCAGCGGGGGAAAAGTTTGATATTGCTTATAATAAGCGATTGATTAAATTTGTGGCATTGGTGGATGTTGCAGACAAGACAGATGAAAAGTTTCCAGAAAAAAAATTGCTTATTGAAATGCTTGACGATGCAAATGATTTACTAAATAAAAAAGACGAGCAGATTGAGCAATTAAACAAAACGATTGACAATGCAGGCAATAAAATTATGTTTTTGAAAAATTTACTTTCAGATTTAAAAAGATGCGCTGTTGAGTGCAGGCCATATCTGCGTGATTCCGGGTTACAATGGGTAGGAAACGGCAGGATATATAATCTTATTCAAAAGTTAGCGGGAGTTAGATTTTGATTAAAACCTGGACAGGAAAACACCCAGAGGAAGTCGCGCGGCAGGCTGAGAAGGACATGGGCGACGCTGAGATTATCAGTTGGCAGGTTATAGCGTATGCAGGGCAGTATTGTTTAACTGTTGAGTATAAACAGGCTGCAAAGCCAGTTATGAGGTGCGGATGAATAAAAAACTCAGGATGTACAGGATGCTTGCTGGTTTCAGTCAATACGAGTTGGCGCAATTGCTTGGTTATACCAGGGGCGCATACTCACACATTGAGTGTGGGCATAGAGAAATGCCAGATGGGATGTACAGTAAAGCCATGTTGAAAATGTCGGCACGGCTGAAAGAGATAGCAAACTTGCTAGCAATTTGCGCTCATGACTAGCGTGTCAAGCCCAGTTTGTGGTAATATGGGTGGTATGGTGCAAGAAGTGTCAGAAAGAGTTTACCCGTTTATACCAATCTCTGATTTAAGCAAGCTTCTGTCTGTATATTTCAAAACACCATACGCTGTTTTACTCGACAGAGAAAACATTGACGCCCTGGCTGACGCAAAAGCAATCACTTATGATGGTGACAACGCAGGGCCAACCACAGGCGAAAGCCTGTTTCGGCTTCAATGGTGCAACGTCGACAGCATTGTCAAACAACTCGAAGAGATGATGGTTTCTGTGTCAGGTGTACAGTATCAGGGGCGTTATGCTTACGTTTTGGCTTGTTGGGTTGGCTTCGAAAATCCACACAATCCTGAAAACCATATACACGGCCCTGTGCCTACTCGTAAAAACACAGAAAGCGCCATCAAAGCGTTTTTAAAATTGATTAAGGATTTTCTCTAACATGGCTAAAACGAAACAGAAACCGGCAAATTTTGAAATCATTCATGGCCCAACAGTGCTGACAGCACTGCACAATGCCATTGACATGTTTAAGAAAGTCCAGGCAGGGCGTTTCAGCAAAGCGCATTATGCTAAAGCTGAGAATTACAATCAAGAGGCCGTCAATGAGGCTATCGCATTGGCTGACAAATTCAAAGCAATGGCAGGGCAGTTAAGCCCCGGCTCTGATAAAGCCTATCAGGCACTTCAGAAAATCATGAGCGAAGTTAAATAATTGAAAACAATCACAAAAATGGAATATCGTGCGCTTGACTCACTCAAGAAGCACCCGAAAAACCCACGCACGATTAAAGATGATTCATTCAAAAAACTGGTTAAATCAATTGATGAAAACCCTGATTATTTTGAAGCAAGGCCAATAATTCTTTCAGATCGCACAGGTGAGCTGATCATCCTGGCTGGCAATCAGCGATATGCTGCCGCCAAAGAGATTGGAATCAAAAACGTTCCAACTGTCTTAATGCCTGCCATGACTGAAGAAAAAGAAAAAGAAATCATGATCCGAGATAACATCAGTAATGGTGATTGGGATTATGATATGCTTTCAGCTGATTGGGATTCCTCAGATCTTCAGGATTGGGGTTTGGATGTACCTGATTGGGGCGAAGAAACCGAAGGGTTAACCGATCCTGATGACACGCCAGAAGTTGAAGAAGAAGCCATAACGCAATTGGGCGACATTTGGATTCTCGGTGATCATCGTGTCATGTGTGGGGATTCCACAGACTTACCGACAGTTGAGAAACTGATGGACGGGCAAAAGGCTGACATGGTTTTTACTTCTCCTCCGTACACAGATCAGAGAGAGTATAATATCGGATCGTTCAACTGGAACGCCACTATGTTTGGTGTTAATGATTCTATTATGAATACGTTAAATATTGACGCCCATGTTTTGGTAAACTTGGGATGTTCTTATAAAAATGGATCTGTTGATTTTTATTGGCAAGACTGGCTTAATGATTTTAAGGAAAAAAAAACAGATCTTTATGGCATGTATATATGGGATAAAGGGTTTGCAATGTGCGGTGAGTATCACGGTAGACTAGCGTTATCACATGAGTATGTTTTTCATTTTAAAATAGGCAATCCAGATATAAACAAATGGATTGAAAAAAAAAATATATCAGATTCACCCTCGCGTACTTTTAGAAATAAAGACGGATCAACAAAAAAAGCAACGTCGCCTGAAAAGTTTAAAAATACTTTAAAGATCCCTGATTCTGTTATTCGCATACAAAAAGAAACTGACTCAAAATCTGAAAGTGCAAAGCACCCCGCTAGATTTCCTGTTGAATTACCAGAGTTTGTAATTAAAACATGGACACATGAAAACCATATTTTGTTTGAGCCGTTTCTAGGCTCAGGCTCAACATTGATCGCATGTGAGAAAACAAACCGCAAATGCTTCGGCATGGAATTATCCGAGCAGTATTGTGATGTCATCGTTAAGCGTTGGCAAGAATACACAGGGAATGAAGCAACGCTCGAAGCAACGGGCGAAACTTTCAACAGCAAGGTAAAATAATGGCAGGCCGCAAACGCATAAACATAGACTGGAAGCGAGTGGATCGACTGCTCGAAGCCGGGTGCATGGGTACAGAGATTGCCTCTGCTATTGGTGTTCATTATGACACTCTTGTTAAGCGTTGCAAGATAGATAATAAGCTTGATTTTTCTGAGTATCTAAGACAAAAGCGAGAAACAGGTGATTCTATCCTGAGAGTAGCCCAGTTTAAAAGTGCTACATCAGGCAATACAACTATGTTGATCTGGCTTGGTAAACAGCGTTTGAATCAGTCTGACAAGTCACAATCAGAGCAAGACAATAGCAAGGATCTGATCTCAGGTCTTGCAGCACTTGTTGACAAGGCCCGTGGGGATTATGAGGCCTGATGCACTTTCAGACTTGTCTCTTGAGCAGTATGAGTTTTTAAGAGATTCAACGGCCAGGATCAATATTGCACATGGCCCCGTCAGAAGCGGCAAAAACTTCATTGAAAACCTGAGAATGCTTTTGTATCTCAAGTCAGAGCCCCACGGGGATCCGACTTCTGATATTGCCTTTTGTGGCACGTCCAAAGACGCAATCTTTCGGATTTTCTTGCGTGACTTATTCGCCCTGGCAGGGCCAGCGAATTATACATACAATAGACAAAACGGTTCAGGTACAATATTCGGGCGCGCATTTTATTCTTTCGGCTTCAGAAAAGCTGATGATTACGAACGGCTGAGGGGTGCAACTCTCGGAGGCGCACTGCTGACAGAAGCGACGCTTTGCCATCCTGATTTTTTTAATGAGATTCTGGCCAGGTTATCTCTTGACGGCTCGAAAATATTCTTAGACACAAACCCAGCAGGCCCGTACCATTGGCTGTATACCGATTACATTATGAATGAGGATCTGATAGGCTCAGGATTACTTAAGCCCTTTGGCTTTAATTTTGATTCTAATCTGTCTCTGACTTCAGAATACAAAGACAGCCTGAAAGCCTATTATGGCCCTGGCTCGCTCTGGTATCGTCGCATGATACTGGGTCAGTGGTGCATGGCTGACGGTGTCATATACCAGATGTTTAACCCTGATATACACACTATTGACAATGATCCTGTCAAGACTGAGGCTCAGTACATCGGAATAGATTACGGCACAAACAACCCGTGCGTATTTCTCGATGTCAGGCGCAAAGGCCAGGATTGGTTTGTTTTGAATGAGTATTATCACAACGGGCGCGAAGATGGTCAAAAGACTGATACTGAATATGGCCAGGATATCCAGGCATTTATAGCAGAGCACGGCAAGCCTGATAAAATCATTTATGATCCTTCGGCCTCATCCTTCCGGGCTGAGATGAGAAAACGCAAGATCCATGGCTTGAAAGCGGCAGACAATACAGTCTTAGACGGCATTGCAACAGTGTCAAGCTTGCTGCAAGCAGGGCGCTTGCATATTCACTCAAGGTGCGTAAACACGCTTCGGGAGTTTGGATCGTATGCTTGGGACAAGAATGCAGCTAACAGGGGCGAAGACAAGCCCGCAAAACAGCATGATCACGCAATGGACGCTCTCAGGTACGTTTTGCACACTATGAAAGCCTCTAAAATACCAACAAAGAACAACTGGATGTCATGAAACAAATTAAAAAAGACGGCTTTTACAACGCTATCACAAGCGTCGGCACAAGCAGAGACAAAGGCACGCAGAATACATTCTCGGCATCCGTGCGTCTACGCTCTGAGTATATTGACGCTGTATATGCTGAAAGTGCTATCTTTGCACGTATTGTCGATTTAAAGCCAGAAGACGGGCTTCGTAAATGGATTGACTTTAATCATGACAATGCTGACGAGATTAACGACAGGCTGCATGATTTACAAGCAAAGAAACACACGCGCAAAGCAGCGAAGCGCGAGAGGCTTCATGGGGGCTCTGTCATCTTTGCAGACATCGACGACGGGCAAACACCTGACATGCCTCTTAACATTGACAGAATCAAGCGCATCAACTATTTGCAAGTGATTGAAAAAGACTACATATCACCCGCAAACTCTCAGCGTGGGCTTGAATCAGAATTATTTCAATTGTCAAGCAATCAAGAGTCAATGCTGATTCACCGTTCAAGATTGGCTATTCTGCCAGGTATTGAAATCTCAGACGATTTCACACTCAATAACAACGGTTGGGGCGAACCTGTCGCACGTCGTGTCTTAAACTCTGTGCAGCGTCTTGAAATGCTGAATCATGTCACGAGCGCATTAAGCCAGGATTTCATTATCTCACATTGGGGCATGGACGGGCTTAACGAATTGATTGACTCTGACGACGAGGACACGCTGAAGGCGCGTCTTGATGCCAAACGCATTGGTGTTTCAATTACAAACGACGTTGTAACAGATTCACAAGACAGCTACAGCAAAATTGTGACAAACGTAACCGGCATTGACACTCTGAGAGACGCGCTAGAGCGTGACTTGGTGCAAGTTTCAGGCTATCCGCACACTAAAATACTCGGTGAATCACCGGGCGCAAGTCTTTCGGGTGCTGGAAGCAGTCAAGAGAAGGACTACAACCAGGTTATCTCAGCGTATCAAGAGGACAAGCTGAGAGACGTTATTCAATGGATTCTCAATCTGATAACTGCT